TTAGGTTGGTTCAATTCCAACAAGATACTCCAAACAAAAGCAGGATTGCTCAAGGTGAGCGCCCAGCCTTCCAAGCTGATGAGGTCAGTTCGATTCTGACATTCTGCTCCAAACAATGGCCTAAAATAATATATTCAGCATCTGGCAGATGTTTGTGTTATACAGCGTTCCTTGAGACGACGAAAGCACAATGAACTGAATGGGCCACCAATTCGCATTCTAAGCTAACTAGGTAGAAGCACTGGCTTGAAAACCCAGATGACATGGATCGATACCATGAGAATGCACCAATTAGAAGATGGCGGTTAAACCCCGGCCCCAAGCACCTAATCGTGTGACTTGCGATCCAGTGAGGGTATCTTCAACCAAACACAGACAACTGACCCACCTCTATGTAGCTACGTGCTACCCAAGCAGTCTGTCTTGTCAGATTACCCTCCTTGTGAGGGTTTTCTCGTTTCTGCCATTCTGGCACCAATCTAATACATGAGGAATCAAAATGCTTTCTACTACTGCACAATACCAACTGATTGCACAGCTTGGCTTGATCGAAGGGATCAAAGCTGGAGCCTTCACTGACTCTGCTGCTAACGCCGCTGCTATCGCTGCTCTGGCTGCTGTAACGTCTCCAAACGCTACTGACCTGCCTACAGCACTGACGCTTGTGAATGAAATCAAGACGAAGTTGAATGCTGTAATTACAGCTTTGAAAACTGCTTGACAAGTAATTTGAAGAAATGTTACTCTAAGGGGTTGACAACCATCAATTCCGATGTACAATATCATACATAGAGAGAAACATTCTCAACAAGAAAAACAGGGATGTGGCTTCGGCCACGCCCTTTATTCAACTAAAATGAGGACAGGCAATGGCTGACGATATGGTCTTTGACTTGGACCCTAACGTTATCGGGCCTAAGTCTCAAAAGCAATACGACTTCATGCACAGTGAAGCGGACATCACCGTATTCGGTGGAGCTGCTGGAGCTGGTAAAAGTTATCTGGGTGTTATGGACTTCCTTAAACACATCCAGTATCCCACATTCCGTGGTTGTATGGTAAGACGTACAACACCACAACTTAAAGGTCCGGGCGGTCTTCATGAAAAGGCCGAAGAACTCTTTAAGCTTATCGACCCAAAGGTAAGATGGCGTGATAAAGAACACCACTTCCTTTTCTCCAACGGGGCTAAAGTTTACCTCCGTCACTTCGAAAACCAAAAAGACGAAGACAACTTCCAAGGTTGGGAAGTTAGCCAGTTCCTTGTGGACGAGGGCCAACAATTCGAAGAGGCAATGGTTACATACTTGACATCTCGTATGCGTAACCCTAAGTGCAAAGAAGTTAAGCCACACATGAAAATCACTTGTAACCCTGACTATGGTAGTTTCCTACGTCATTGGTTGGAGTGGTGGCTTGATCCTGACACTGGCATCCCTATTCCTGAGCGTGACGGTGTTATCCGTTACTTCATCAAGAATGACGGTAAGATGCTTTGGGGTGACACTCTGGATGAACTATATGAGAAGTATGGTGCTCCCGATCTACCACGTGGTCATAAGAAACAAATCAAACCTATCAGCTTCAAGTTCATTGCAGCTAACGTTTACGACAACCCAGTTCTCTGTGAAGCTCAACCCGAATATGTTGGTTGGCTTGAAGGTCTTGGGCGTGTTGAAAAAGAACGTCTGCTTTATGGATCGTGGCTAGCACGTGCTGAGGGTACAGGGTTCTTCAAAGAGCACTGGTGTAATAAAGTACATATCCGTGACATGGCTTCTGTGAAGCGTGTCCGTGCTTGGGATATCAGCGGCTCTGTGCCGTCTGAGACAAACCGTAACCCTGACTGGACTGCTGGTGTTCTCATGAGCAGAAACAAGATGGGCATCTATACAGTTGAAGATGTTGTTCGTGATCGTCGCCGTCATGGTGGTGTATTTGAACTTATTCTGGAAACTGCAAGACACGATGGTGACGATGTTCAAATCATTATCCCTTGCGATCCGGGTGCTGCTGGTAAAGCTTATGCCGCTCAACTCATTCGTGACTTAGCGGACCAAGGCTTCTACGCCCGTATGAAAACAACAAACAAATCCAAAGTCACTCGATTCGCTCCCTTCGCTGCAACATGTGAAGCAGGGTCTGTTGAGATTATGGAAGCTGATTGGACTAAGGACTACTTGATGGAACTTGAACGTTTCGATGGTAGTAAGAACATCAAAGATGACCAAGTGGACGCCACATCTGATGCCTTCCACGCACTCTCTTCTGAACAATACCTTCCTGACTTCTCGGTTCCAACTATGACTCAAGCTAACCCTTTCGCATTCTACAGAGGATAACATGGCTAAGAGAACTAAGATCGAAAAAGTAGCCGCTCCTATGCCTCGTCTGCGTCTTGGTGAGATGGGTGTAGTTGGACTAAAACAATATGGTGGTAACATTGCAGAAGAAAACAGACGTGAACTTAGGTTCCCTGAAGCCTGCCGTACTTACCGCACAATGGGACAAGACGCTACAATCCGTTCTGCTATCTCTCTCGTTGAGATGATGATTAGTCGTGTTGATTGGAGTGTTGATTTGGGTATCGAACCTGACGCAACTATGAAAGCCCGTGGTGAGTTCCTTGAGAGCGTTATCCACGACATGGAACATAGCTTCGATGACTTCATCCGTGAAGTTACCAGCATGTACACATACGGCTTCTGTGTTAACGAGAAGGTTTACCGTCGTCGTACCTTTGAGGCTGGCTCTTCTTACAATGACAACAAGATTGGCATCAAGAAGCTCCCAGTTCGCTCTCAGGACACGATCAGCCGTTGGGTGTTCAGTGATGACGGTCGTGACCTGATCGGGCTGGAACAGAACCTAGCGGGCGTACAGGGTGGTGATCGTTATTCGAACATCGTAGCTTTGAACGCTGACGGCATTATCCAAATCCCTCGTAAGAAATTTATGCTGTTCCGTGTGGACGCTAAGCGTGATAGCCCAGAAGGCAACTCGCCTCTACGTGGCTGCTACAACGCATGGCTCTTCCGTAGACAGATTGAAGAACAAGAAGCTATTGGTGTTACCCGTGACATGAACGGTATGCCAACCTTGTATCTTCCACCACGCTACATGAGTGAAGACGCATCTGATAGTGAGAAGGCAATCTTCGAATACTACAAGAACGTTATCCGCAACATCCAAATGAACGAACAATCTGGTTTGATCTTGCCTCAAGCATTTGACCCAGAGAGTCGTCAACCACTCTTCAAGTTCGAACTGACTTCTACCCAAGGTGGAAAGATGTACGACACAGACACAATCATCAAGCGTTGGGATAACAAAATCCTGATGGTGTTGTTTGCTGACATGTTGAAGATGGGTCAGGATCAAGTTGGTAGTTACTCGCTTGCTGGTGCAAAAACAAACATCATGGCTATGGCTATTGAAGCCCGCCTGAAAGAGATTCAAGACGTACTCAACAACGATCTGATCCCACAACTCTTCGCTCTGAATGGAGAAATCCTGACAGCGAAAGAACTGCCTAAGTTGCAGTATGGCGATCTTGACGAAGTTGACTTGGATGAATTCTCTAAAGCAATTCAACGTATGGGTAGTGTTGGTGCTCTTGAACTTGACCGTCCAATGGCTAACAAGATTCGTGAAAGCATTAAAGTAACACCGAAGAAACCAGATGAACCAGTTGACAAAGAAGAAATCATGGGAGGCGATAGCCAAGCAGGTGACGGAATGGCAGCAGGTGGTGGTAACGGTGCATCTAAGAAGTCTTCCGGTCGTGACAACGCTGCTGCAAATAACGCATAGGAGAATCCATGAACTTTACTGAAGCTCTTGCACAATTGATTCAAAAGCACTTTGGGGGCTCGCAAGAGCTTCCTAAAGTGGAAGTAGAAGTTACTAAGTCTCTTGATGAAGAAGACCGCAAGGCTTTGTTCGTCGTACTTGAGCCAGATGTTGTTGACCTACATGGCGACACATACACTGCTCAAGAAGTTGAGAAAGCTTGTGATAACTACAATGAACATTGCCGTGTCGCAAACCTATTCCACCAAGTAGAAACATCGGAAGCAACTGTTGTTCAATCGTTTATCTCTCCTGCGACATTCACACTTGACAATGGTGTTGAAGTCCAGAAAGGTACATGGCTGCAATGGTGGCACTTCCCTGAAACAGAAACTGGTGAGTCTTTGTGGCAAGGTGTTAAATCCGGTGAAATCAATGGTGTGTCCATTGGTGCTATGGCGGTTGCCGAGGAACTAGAATGACTATTGCAAAACGTCGTCTAACAGATATCAAGTTTGAGCATGAAGGTGCTCACGTTGCACTTGTTAGTAAGCATCAAGGTGGGCCAGCTAATGGTGTCACCACACTGATTACTAAAGCAACAAACAACATCACACAAGAACAAATCGAGAAGGCTACAACAGTAACCGTTGAGATGCAGTTCCCAGAATTCCTGCGTAGGTTCTTTGGACTCTACTGGGACGATGCAGAAGTCCTTTCTGTAGCGATGGGTTATGGTCGTACTGAGTACGAAGATGATGAAGAGGAAGTCGAAGAAGTTAAAGACTGGATCGACAAGCGTGTTGAATCTATCAACATCCTCAAATCTGTTTACCTATCCCAAAACTTGGAGAAGGCTCTATCCGACCTTACTCCAGAACAAACACTGGCTATCCTGAATGATCAGGCTCTGCTAGAGAAAGCTCTGGAGAGTGTTCCAGAACAAACCAAAATCAAA